GAAGCCATAGACGTTCGGGAAGCCGATGAAGTTCATGATCCAGAGGTCGAGGTCGGTCCAGATCAGGTTCTGGTTCGACACCGCGAGCCCGGTGATGATGCGCGAGCCGATCGGGATGCGGAAGTTGCGCGCGAGGTTCTCTTCGGTCGGAGTCCAATCGAAGAAGTTGCCGCTGTCCGACCACTGCACCAGCATCGGGTCCTGCAGCACTCCGACCTGCTCCGCGATCGTCGAGCCGTACGCCACCAGGATCTGCGCCGACGTCGACACGAACATGCCGCGGTTGAAGATCGGACCCGAGGAGATCAGCGACATATTCTGGAAGCCACCGGTGGGGTCCCAGTAATAGATGCCGCCGTCCTTGGGGCAGGCGAGCAGGATCTGGCCCCAGTTGTCGAGCGTCCAGTCCTCGGCCGTGATCGGAGCCCCTGTCTGAACCGTCCCGGCCGTGCCGGTGCCGTACCCACCGAGGCCGTAGCCACCGATGCCGTATCCGACGCCGGCCGGCGGCGGTCCCAGCGCGATGTAATAGACCAACTCAGCGTCGCCGCCGTTCATCGAGAAGGGGCCCGTGGCGTTGGCCTGCGTATTGCTCGGGATGACGAAATTATCGGCGCTACTGACGCTGCTGACGTTGTAGAGGCCCTCGATGGTGACGCCATTCCCGGTGGTTGGAATCGGGAACACTATTGTGTTCTCGGGGGCCACGACAGACAGCCCGTGATCCTCGAACGTCACCCCTATGTTGGCACTGCCTGACGTGGTTCCGAAAACCGGCACCGCGCCGCCATTGTTAACTGTGGCCGTGGCATTCGTCGCCGCCCTGATGGTGTAGCTGTCGGAACCGGTGACAGTCTCGATCGGATAGAGCCCGGAGAGGATGATGCCGCCGACCGAGATCGGCGTGTTGAAGTAGACCGAATCGAACGCGGTGACCGTGTTGATGTTTGGATCCTGCACCTCCACAAGAGGGGACCCGTTCACGGTGCTGAAATCCGGCGCAAAGTCCGACACCAGCGTCTGCGGGGTAAGATCGCGCAGCTGCTGCGGCGTACCGCGAGCGCCGGTTATGACGGCCAACTGCGACGTGGTGCCGAGCGCGAGGCGCTTGGTCTGGTTCAGATCCTGCCACGCATGCAGCGCGCGCGGGATGCCACCCACCGACAACGGATAGAAATTCGCCCAGCCGCCATACTTCTGCGCCAGCCCATCGCGGTACCGGATAAGCTGAGTTTGCGAATAGCCAGCCTCGTTCGCTGTAGGCGTGCGTTCGAAATTCAGGCCGGGAACGAGTTTTACTGCGCCAAAAGGCATCGTTCGCCTTTCAGGTTTTGATAGCCCAGATACCCGAGACCTGCGCCGGCGGGACATTCGAGAATATCTGGCTGACACCGCCCTGCGGGACTCCGGTAAATGCTTGACCGGGAACGGTGAATTGAACCGTCTGGTTCACGCCCCCAGACGAAGAATTGTTGATAAAATCGCAGACCTGGGCACCCGCCCCTCCGTTGCCGGTGCGCCAATACAGAGTGAATTGCGCTACACTGTTAGTGCCGGCCGGCGTGTAAGGGGGGAGGTTGGGAGTCGCCAATTGGCTCGATTGCGCTGTCGAACCGTTGACGGCCCCCATGGACTGGCCGTTGAGTCCGCTGCCGGCCGTGGTGATACGAGCACCAGTGCGGTCGTAGGCCAAAGGAAAACGGCCAGATAAATCAGGAATCCCGAATGTTGTAATGCCGTTGCCGCCAAACGCACCACCCATTCGCGCTCCCAGCGCTGGGTAATCACTCACATTGTAGGCCAGCGTCGTGCCATCGGCGGGCAGAAATGGCTGTTTGGTGCATGACGCAACCCAGCGCGGCAAGCTCGATATGCCAGCCCAGAACTCCATGTCCCCCGTTTTTCCTAGATCGGTGAACCTTACGTTCAAGCCGTCGCAGTAGATCGTTACGACCGACCCGGTCGGAAGCGCAATGATCTCTCCAGCACCAGCCGCGCGCAACTGGGTGACGAAGGCCCCTGGACTCACAGCAGAGTAGTCTACGACATAGACCCCAGGCAGCGGCAGCGTTACCAGCACGTCGGCGGTGAGTGTCCCGGTGAATTTAAGAACTCGGTTCTGGGATTGCGTTGGGCCGGGGCTCGGGGTGGCGGTGAACCCAGCTGGCGCGGTGAGCGTGACAGGAACGTTGCTCAAAGGTAGCGTCTGCACGCCGCCGATCAGGCCGTCAAGCGCCACCATGTTCGGGTTGACGTCATCCTCGCCCCAAGTGTCGACGTCGGCGCCGGTGAGTGGGACGATGATGCCGAGATTGACGGTTACTGGATTGACCACGATCAGGACCTCGGCGGCGTTGCGATTGGATCAGGCTCTTTCGACGACCAAGACTGGGAGCCGAACTTCTTTCTGAACTCCTCCTTTTGGGCGGAGGCCAGAAGCTTCTGCAAGTGCGTTTCCCAGTTCACGCCGGCCTGCGGGTTGTCGGCCGCCGCGCCGAAGTTCAACTGATAGCCCGCTGCATACACCAAAGCAGCAGCCATGAACACATCGGGCAAGTAATCGGTCAGGAAGGTGTTCGGATTGGAGACTGACAACGGCGCCGGGCGGATGGTGCCGACCACCTCGACGGTGTAGGCGGCATCGGGCCACGAGCCCAGAACCCAGTTCTGCTGGCTGATCGGGGCAAACAGCGACGGCACACCGGCACCGACCGCAGATCCATAGACCGCATCGAGGTATTCTTTCGACACCGGCAGCATCGGATTGCGCGTTCCGACATCTGGATCAGTGACGCCAGCCGGCGTGATCACGTTCATCTGCTCAACGACCACGAATCTGCCTGTGGTGGTCGGCAGGACGAAGTTACGATTGTTCGCCGCCAGCACGCCGGTGGCGCGCACGATCGTCGACAGCAGATCAAGCTCTCGATAGATGCGCTGCTCCGCATCGTCGATGATGCTTGGCAATGCCGCGTCGAAATTCGGGTCCCCGATCGGGACCACAATCATATTGGCCAGCGACGAGACGAAAGTGGTGTAGTTTAGGGCCATCCGCCACCTACATCCGGGTCATGAACGAAAGCGTATTATTCTGCGCCGTATCAAAGGTGGCCGTCGTACCATCGGTGAACTCCATCGCTGCAATGAAGTGATAGCCGATCGAGAATGTATCGGAATACGGGATGCCGGCGCCGGCCGACATGGGGGCCGCCGCCACCGTCGTAAACGGGATTGAAGTGGTCAGGAGAAGAACATCGATACCGATACCCCACCCGATAGCCGCCCCAGCCGATGAGGCGGTGCTGCCACGAGCAACATAGGACGCCGTGAAAGCATCCTCCTGCAACCCGACCACCGCATTGATTTGGTTTGCCGTGCTGCCTCGGGCCTGCCTGCCCAAGCTGTTGGTGGTGTACGTGACCCCGTTATCGACGCTTCTTGCCGAAGTAAGGACCCGATTATAGGCATTCCATACATTCAGGAATGCGCCCACGCCGCCCGAGCCGGCGCCGCCGATAATCCAGTCCAGCTGCGATGACGCATTGCTGCGCGTGGTCCCGACATAGGTGCACCGCTGAATTGCGCAGGCGTTGGTGATTGCAACACTATTCAGAAGAACGCCGTTGACCATCGTCAGCGCCGTGCCGGCCGACCGCGCCGTATCGCTGGTCCAGTCCGGGCCGTGGCTGAGCCTCAAGGTTCCTCCGTCGCTCCAGACGAACCAGTCGTTAATCTTTGAGGCGCCGATCGCCGAGGGGTTTTTGGCCGTATCGGTGGTTGCTACGGATATTTCGGAGAATGCCGTAGGCACCATGCTGGTGCCGTTATAGATCGGGATCAGGTTGCCGGCATATGGCGTGTAATAAATTGTCGTCTTGGCGCTCTGGGTGGTCGTCATCACCGGCGTCGCGCTCTGCAACGTAACGCGCCCCTGAGGGGTGATCGTTGCATTGACGCCGAGCGTTCCGGTCGTTGTGATGGGTCCGCCAGTCAGAATCCCGGATGTCGACACCGTGCTCACGGTACCAGCGCTGCCCCATGCCGGGGTGGTGGCGCCCATTGTCAGAACCTGACCGTTGGTGCCAGGAGCGAGCACAGTCCAGTTACCGGCCGCGCGGTAAAGGATGTTGCCCTGGGTCGCCCCGATGATGTCGAGGATTAGGGTGGGCGTCGTCGCGCTAGGCGCAAGCGCGCCGCCAGAGACGTTCGCAAGGACGGTGTTGTTGGCGATGGTGTTGAGAGAGACCGTACAGGTGGTGGTGCATGTCGCTCCAGACGAGAACAATATTCCCGTTCCTGAGGTCAATGTCGTGACCGTGCCCGTACCGGTAACCGTCGTCCATGCGGGGTTAGCTGCTGGGCCGCCGGACGCCAGCACCTGACCTGAAGTGCCGGGCGACAACGCCACCCACGCCGACGCATTGCGATAGAGCACCTGCCCCTGCGTCGACCCGATGAAGTCCAGAACCTGCGACGCCGACAGCGCCGACGGGATCGATGTGCCGCCCGAATTGTTGCCCAGGATCGACTGGTTGCTGATCGACGGGAACTGCGCCAGCGAGAGGCTGCCGGAAATGTCGGTGAAGGCTGGCTGCGAGGTGCTGGGGACACCCAGCGTCGAGATCGAATTGATCCAGCGGCTCGCGGTCGACGTCAGGCTCTGGATACAGCCAAGCGACGCTGGGCCTGGATTCGGGCATTGCGCTGCCGATACCGTGCCGGCGATGTCCGTGAAGTTGGGCTGGGAAGCCGTGGGGACGCCGCTGGTGCTGATCTGCCGGATCCACTGGCTCGACACCGCCGCAAACGACTGGACGCCGCCCAGCGTGCTCGCAGACGGATTGGGGAGGTCGGCACCGACAAGGGCCCGGAAGGTCGGCGTCGCCGCGGCGCCCGATCCGGGACCCGCCCAGACCAGATTGGCAGCCTGCGTCGCCAGCGTTGCCGTCAGCGTTCCGCTCAGGGTGACCGGGCTACCCGAGACCGAGAATATCCCCGGCATGGACAAGCCCACCGACTGCACGGTGCCGCCGGCGACACTTGCCTGCCAGGAGGTATTACCGGAGCCGTCGGTAACCAGGACAAAGCCGGCCGAGCCATTGGTGCTCGGGAACTGGAAGATGGCGCCACCGGCCGCCGCAGGCACCCGCAACGTCACCGAGCCCGACGACGAGCCGTTCAGCGTGATCGCGCCGCCGACCGAGCCGTTGACGCCGAGCGACGGGTTGGGAGATGCCGCCCATCCTCCTGCGCCGCGCTGCAGGACACGCCCCTGCGCGCTGCCCATTGCCCGATCGAGCAGCGACGTCACCGTGCCGAGGCTTGGCAGAGCCGTTGCCGCTCCAGCGTTGCCGCAAACCGCGCCAGAAACACCCTGCCCGCCGCAGCCCGACTGCGCCGCGGCGCCAGTCGTGAACAGGGCCAGAAGCCCGGCGGCGACCAGCGCCCTGAAATTACGTGCCATAAAAACCATCCGGGAGCGGGTTGAACCAGTAGAATCCGTAAGGATTATTAATCACCACTTGGGTGAGACCATCGAGCATTTCCCCGCCGGAGAACGTCACGGTGATCGGGTTGACGTCGGCGTCCCCCTTGGCATCCTTGACCAGAATAGGCTGGCCGTAGGAAGCCCCGGGCAGCAGCAGCACCGAGGTGGCCGAACCGACGGTCTTCTTGATCAGGATCCGGGTGTCTGTGTTGATCGAATTGTACGAGGCACCGGCCAGGATGATCTTGTTCGCGTAGGCGGCGACGCCGATCAGAACCGCCATATCGGCAGCGCTGATCGAATAGTTGACGCCCTGATCCTCGTTGCCGGGGGACACCACCTCGAACAGCGCCGTTGGATCGACACCACCTGGGTAGGTCGGCAGATCGGTCATCTGCCCGCCGTTGAACGTGTTGATTAGTGCGCTCGGAACGACCATCTGCTACCCCTCGAAATACTTGGACGCCTGGAGCGAGCGCGAGCACGACGAGCGCTGCAGATAGCGCGGCTGGCCGCCCTGCATCAGGCGCGGCCAGATCTCATCGATCGCATACTGCTCCGGCAACGCTCCGCGCAACGGCTCTGGATCTGGCGAGAGGATGATGGTGCCGAGCTGGCGCTGGGGTTCGTCGAGGCAGACGTCGCACACGAAGATGTTGAGCGGCATCAGCTTCAGGCCGCGCCAGTCGCTCTGGTTCTCCAACTTGTACAGGTTTGTGATGAATCCACACCGTTGGCACGAGGACCATCCAGCGGGCGACCTCGGGTTAGTGCGAGCCTTTTTGGGATGTGGTCGCCAAGCCATGCGGATCCGACCTATTCGACAAATCTAAACGCCTTGCCGCCGGTCCTTCCGTTGCGCCGGATGGATGCTGACACTGATTCTACGCAGCGGCCGATCGCGCGGGCCGCATCACTGATGCTCTCATACACGACATTGTCGTCGAGGCATATCACGCGCTTGCTGTTTTTCAAAACACCGCGCAGCCGCGCCTCGTTCTGTTTCTTGCGACCCTCAGCCGACATACCACGCTTAACCACCGGAGATTGCCCCACGAAGGTAAAGGAAAATCCAGATACCGACCTGCCGCCACCTCGGCATAAAGCACCGACCGTGCCCGGCTTAAGTCCATAGGCGGCACCGGCCGATTTGACATCTGGATATGAGGTGCCATCCGAAACACACAGAACAGGCTTCCTCCTCCCCTCTTGAGATCGCCTGATCTGCTTTTCCTTTCTGGTCAGGAGCCATTGGATGCGGGAGTCGCATTCCTCGCGGCTCATTGGCGCCTTGGAAAAATGGAAAGATAGACCGCCCTTTGTCGTGGCCTGCCCACCTTCGGCGACACTCCTGATATTGCTGTGAGTGATGCCGTACGCCTCAGCGGCATCTTTGCAGGAAGCATAAAATTTACCGTCGTTCAGACACACAACAGAGCGGTGTCGCTTTTCTCTCAGAACCTGCAGTCGGACTGCATTGCTGGCCCGGTGAGCTGGCGACAGTTTCTTACCGCGCGCAGCTATCGACATTTTCTCCAGCCACTCCTTGGTTCGAGGGAGACCTATTAGGCCACGGCCTCCAGCGGTTATGTTATATTCAGGCTTCATTTCGGCAATAAGCCTGATCTCCTCCCGCATGACATCGTCTATCGAGACAGAGCGGAAAACGACTTCCCAGACAAATGAGGTCTCGCCGTATTTTCTGATAGCGGCGTTGAATACCCTGCAGTATGGCCGCTTGGCTTTAGCGTCGCTGAAGTGCTTCCTGCGACGGTGCGGGATATCGTGCTTAGTTGCCCCAATGTAGCGGTGGCCGTTAATAGAATTGGTGGCAATATAGACGATGGGCACAGGCTTCTCGCGCGATTATCTCCTGTAATAATTACTTATGGTCGGCGCCAATGTCAAAGGCACATTTTCGGTGTCCTGTGTCGCCGCAATCGTCCACGCCTCGACGGCATCGGCCTTGCGCATCTTCTCCATCTCCGGCGTCGAGAACGGCCGGGACAGCCGATGCGCGAGGCCGGCGACGAGCCAGTCGGTCCAGCGATACGGGATGTCCGGCGTCTCGCCGCCTGGGAGGTTGGCATCCTCCATCTGCGTGCAGCGGTAATAGCTCAAGGTCCAGCCGGTCTGGTTCGGCACCGGCCAGATCGTGATGGTCGGCGCGATCTGCCGGTCGAACCAGTAGGTGGTCGGCCGCCCCGGCGCCGCCTTGTTGTTGATCGAGGCGTACTCGGTCCGGCTCATCGGGGTGATGAAGAGGTCGTTGTCCTGCGGGTTGGTGATCCATGCGTCCAAGATCATCACGGTGCGCGATTGGACCGCGTAGGTGTCGACGCCCACCAGCAGCGGGACATTATGGACAAGATCGACCTTCCAGAGATTGACCTGCCGATTCGCGGCCTCAGACAGCAGGAAGTTCAACTCGCGGCGCGCGGTGACCATGTGGTGCTGCAGCAGCGACGGCGGGAAGATCTTGATCCGCTCGAATGCCGCCAGCACGACCTCTCCATTGGAGATCGAGAAATCGTATGTTCCGCTTGAAGCCACATCACCCTCCCGCGCCCGCGGAACTCATAGCAGCATTACGCTGCATTCTCCAGCCACATCGGTGGTTAGTGGTTGAAAGCGATGTACGCTGCCCACTGCGGCGGGGTCGCAGCGGCATAGACATTCTCCAGCACAGGCCAAACGCTTCGTGATGGTACCGGACCTCCGACCAGATAATTTGACGGAAACTCTCCGCCAGCGTCAACAAAGAGCTTGTAGTTGGATGCCGGTGAGATATTTCCGTAGGTGTAGCCCTGAAGGTTGGGCGAGTATTTCCCGGCAGTCCTGATGTTGTTGCTGTAGTTTTGTGAGTTCGAGTAGACGGCCAGACCGCCCGACGTGTAGGTTGAAAACGCGCTGCTATTGACGTCCAACTTGATATGCGTACTGTCCGGCACGCTCAAAATGAACCAAGCCTCCTGCGCAGTGACGCTCGATCCAACCGAATTGAACGTGATGGGCGAGCCGCCGCGCGTCGCGGAAATCTGGAACGGATTTCCGGCGCTGACAACATAGTACGGGATGGACTGGTCTACTGCACCGGGGCCATTCTGTATTTTGGTGTCGTAAGTCAGTTCGTTTGGCAGCGTGCCGTAGAAGTAAACCGCTTGGTTCAATATCAACGTGTTGCTGCCGTTGATATTGGCCGAGCCGCCGCCGGCGAACGTCACGGGCTCGGCAAAGGGATTGTTCAACTGCGTCATCCCACTCACAGCGCCTGTCGGCGGTATGACGATCACCATGCCGGCAACACCGGGGTTCCCCGTTATCAACTCCAACTCGGCATTGTTGCATGTCGCCGCCAGCGTCAGAACGCACCCTGTCGCGTCCTTTGTCGCTCCAGTGATCGTTGACCACCATGACGTGTTGGTCGGGAAGCCTGCGACACCATTCAAGAGGTCAGGCGACCAGCACCCTTCGTAGCCGCACATCTTATTGACGCTATAGCCCGCAGCCCAGGATTTCCACGCGCCGTAGTAAATTGCCAACTGAGCAAGATTGAAATTCCCATCGGCGGCGCCCGTCAGCGTATCGACATACGCCGCAGCCACGACAGCCTGCGCCGATGGATTGCCTCTGTTCGTAGCCGAATAAGAAAATCCTTTTTGGAGATCATCAATTTTATATCGATCGCTAGGCGCATTGTAGTTCGCGCACGCAACATGCGATGTGACTAAGTTCGCCGCGGTCTTCGTGAAGGTGATAGTCCCCCATGCGCCACTCAGGGGTGATTGAGCCGGCGCGGCTTGTGCAATATACTTCGATGCCGCCATGCGCTCGTTACTGGCCGACGTTGGTAATGAGCCAGTCTGCACGCCACAAACAAGATGATAGCTCGTGCCGAGACCGCCCCCGAGTATTGCCGCGCAGATTTGTCCAAGCGTCGCCTGAGCCTTGCCATACCAATCGTGGTAGTTACCGCCTGACCATTCAATGGCCGACTTCGCAACGGCGTATCCTGTCTGGTAAAACCCGGCACCATTATTCCAAAGCTCGTTTGGCCCTTCAAATCGAGGGATCATCCACGGCGCGTTCGCCTGAATGTAGGTCTTGGTATAGTCAACAAGGCGCGGCATGTAATCCGTCGCCGGATCAATCGATAGGTAAGGCGCAATGAACCATGGATGCGCCCCGACCTCTTTGCAGAGCTGCAACATAAGTTCTGGCGGTGCCGCATTGTCGATACCCGCGCTGCCCTCTGCGGCCCCTCCTTGCTTGATCCACGCGGCTAAGGTCGCGTCATAAACCAGAGTTGCCAAGCTTTTGAAAGTGCCGCCCTCGGGATACGAGTCTGAGCCGATGGAGAGCGGCCCCGAATATGCATTGAGCATATTGATGGCGCTAGTTGATCCGCCAGTGCCAATTCTGAGCGAGCATGTGCCTGACTGGACGGCACTTGCGTTGATCAGGACGTGGATCGTATCACCTTGCTTGGGTGCGTCACCATTGACCCACGCCGTGCCGTCTGACGAATGTATGGCAGGCACCGCCGCAGTCGAATAGGCATTCGCCGCCATCGAAGTAATGCCCGCGTAAAGATCACTGCGGAGCTGGTACCCGGCATAGAACGCATAGTTAATCGGCTTCCGAGTATCCCACGTCGTGATGTTGTTCGTGTTTTTGCTTTGCCAGTTCAAGAACCGGATGGCGCCAAAGTTGGCCTCGATCAGCCGTTGCTTGAACTTTTGCCCGAACACGTTCCCGGCCTGTAGCAGCGCCGCGTCATCAGCATGAAAAATTTTCACGTTGTTGATATAGTCGGACGAACTCCCCATCGACATGATACGGAAAACGAGCGCCGCAACTCCTGACGCAATCGTGCAGGAGAAGAAGCCGGAGTCCACCCCGCTGGAGCTAGAGGTGCTGCCGCCGTCTGCCGTCATCGCCGCCGATGTCACAGTCTGACTCTTGCTAACCCGGTACGTCGTCGAAGTTAGCTGCGCCATGACAATGGTGTTCGGGAGAACTAGGTTCCCCGAGTTCGTCTGCACCCGTTCACCGTACTGGAAGGCACCACCAGTGATCGAACCGGGGATCGTGAGCACATCGCCAGCAATCGAGCCCGTGAACGTTTTTGACGTGAGCTGCGATCCGCCACCGCCAGCCAATATCGACCCCGTGCCATCCCACGTAATGCACCAGCTTCCGGGGCGCTCCGCTTGCGTCGGAATGATAATCGACCAATCTACGCTACCAAAGGAAAAGGCCGCAGCAGTGTTTGGCCAACCCAGACTGTCAAACATATCTGGTAGAGGTGGGGCGTTGGCATTATTCAGCGTCCAGGATGCCGCTTCCTTGAACTGGTTCAGAAAAGGAAACTCGCTGTTCGCCAGAAAGTTGGTGTTGGTCTGGGAACGGCCACCGTTAAAGCCGGACGACGCGGAACCTCCGCGTGGAAATCTGGCCTCTGCAAGGTGCGGCGCGCCAAGTAACAATGCTGAGAGGCTAACCCCGACAAACGAACGGCGGCTCAGAAGCATGATGCACCAGCCGCGGCCATGTGGGTATTGATGTCAGTGTGAAACAGCACAGCGTTCGCGCCAGTTGGCCCGCTGCCGAACGCAACCGCCCCAATGTTGTCGTCTGAAAAGAATTCACCTCCCGCGCCGATGTTCCCTGCCCCAACGTAGAACGAAATCGCATAAGTGGCACCAGAGGTCGCAGCGCTCGTATTGAGAGAAGTCGAATTGGCATTCCTGTATAGATTTGTGGTTGTCGAGGCCGTTCTTGATGTGGTCCAAAGCCCCCGCGCGGTACCGACCCCAGAGGCGAATTGATCAAAACTATTACCGCTAACATTCAGCGGATAAATTATGCTATCCCCCGCAGCATATGGGAAGAACCTTGAAGTGTTACCTGTGCTTATAGTGTCAGTTGCTCCCACAGCTTCTTTGTTCGCGGACGCCGTTCGATTATTGAGTACGCAAACTGTGACCGCTGCGCTGTTCTGTAGGAAATTGGTCCCGCCATTATTTAGGAAATTCGTGTCAACAAAAGATGATGAACCGTTTCCAGTCCAGCCTGTCGTTGCTGCCCAGCTTGAACCACTGTTCGTGACCGCAGATGCCGCCACCAAATCGTAAGTCGCTTGCTGTACATTGTCCGCCGCAAACAGCCAGATGCGGTCCTTCGTGGCGAAAAGGTTCGTACCTGAATGCGGCCCGCCGTTTCCCTTCAGGTTGTTTACGAGGTCGCAGACCTGAGTTTCTTTCGTGCCGCTTACTGACCCGCCCGCTCCGACCACCGCCGCCTTCCACGCGATGACATTGGCGTCAGCGCAGCCGCCGCCAGACGACGGTTTCCCGGCACCAAGAAGCGTCATTGGGCCAGAGATTACCGGATAAGCCGACATCGACAGTATCGCGGCCAGAAGAACACCGAAAATAAAACGCCTCACAGGGCGACCTCCTTACGGCGTCGCCGTGACAATGTAGCCCGATACTTGGACCGCCTGTGAATTGATCAGGCAGATATCGTTGGCATTGACCGTGGTGCCGGCGATCGCGAAGTTGCCGTTGCCGCCTACGAAGCCCGCCTGGGCGGTCAGGTTCGGGCCGGTGGCCGCGGTTGCGCCGCCGATCAAGCCGAGCGTGGATGTGCCGCATGTCGTCCCCGACCCCTGCACGATGCCGACGTTGGTGGTGCCGGCCGCCATAAGCATCATCGAGCAGATGTAGGTGCGCTTCGCGGATGTTCCGGCCACGATAACCGAGGTTGCAGCCGTGGATATCGAGATCGGCGTGGTGACATGCGCCACAACTTCGCACGGATCATAGACCCGGCTATTGGTGCCGTCGGTAGCCTTGGCGAAGATGGGGTTGGTGGCGGACAGGACCGCGTTGCCCTGCAACAGGTTCGAATAGATGCCGTTGGTGGCGGACATGATCGAGCCGCCCGAGAACAGCCCCACGCCGCCGATCGAAACCGTCGATGCTTGGGTCGGCAGCGGCAAGCCTGCCGCGGTGTTGAGATACTTGGCCAGAGAGATCAGCGAGCAGGTACCGGTTGCCGTACCGCAAGCCGCATCAGCCTGCGCACCGAGGTCGACCATGGCACCTGAGGCAATGGAGCCCGAGGCGAACGAACCCGAGGCGATCTGCCCGGACCCGGTCCGCACAAACAGGCCGTTGGAGGCGCTATTGGCCGCGCCGAGGACCTGGGTGATGTTGGCCGGCACGGTGTTGTTCGGCGAGATCGCGACCACCAGGGCCGGATCAGCCGCTACCGCCGCGGTCGAGGCCGCCTTGACCACGGTGGCCGTGGTGGCGTCCGTCAGCCGCGTGAACGACGGGTTCGTCGCCGACAACACGGCGTTGCCCTGCAGGACGTTCGCGAAGATTCCGTTGGTGGCGGAGAGCGCGGCGTTGCCCTGCAAGATGTTGCTGAACAGACCGTTGGTGGCGCTGATCGCGCTGCCCAGCACCTGGGTGATGTTCATCGCCGGCGTTTCGGCGCCGGTCGCGATATAGACCGCGGCGCGCGGCGAGAGCGACACTGCGCCCTGCTGGCCGTTAGTGAGCGTCTTCTGGGTGGTGTCGAACTGGCCGCCCAGCAGCACGCCCTTGGTCGCGGTCGCCGCTCCGGCTGCGATCGGGGTAGACAGGTTCGTGAGATCGACCACCGCACCGGACGCCAGCGCGCCCGACAGGATCGATCCGGAAACGAAGGCGCCAGCCGAGACCGCACCGGCCGCGATCGAACCGGCCGAGTAGGCACCGGATGCCACAGCTCCGGAGACCATCGTCACCGCACCACCGCCGCCACCGCCGCCAGCGCCACCGCCGCCGAATGCGGTACCGAGCCCGGCGCCGCCGGCGAGGCCGACCACGTTCGAGGCCACGCCCGTTTGGTTGATACAGGCCGCCGTCGTGTTGGAACCGACGGTGTAGTAGACCGTGGCGCCGCCGCGCACGATCAGCTTGTTGGTGGTCGCCGTCGAGGCGCCCGCGGTCAGCACGCACGAGACATCGATCGTCGACAGGTTCTGGAACGCCACCACCTCGCCCGCAGGGAGGGCTGTGGAGGCGCTGGAGGCCGCTGTCGCGGTCAGGGTCGTGTAGTTGCCGTTCGGCGTAAAGCCCGCCAGCGTGGCCGAGAACGAGCCTGTGATGGGCAATGGCGCCGATGCCGTGACCGGAACGCAGCTCGTCGGGGTAACCGGGATACAGAGTTTGACGGTCGCCGGGCTCTGCGCCAACGCCGGGCTGGACAGCGCGAGCGCCGCAGCAACGAGAAATGCCCCTAGAAATTTCATCGGTGTTTCCTCAGTTGCTGGACATGCCCTGGAGCATCGTCATCTTCAGGCTGCCGGTCAGGGACGCGATGACAATGCGGACCCGGGCGATCGGTGTGGAGAAGTTGGTCTCCGCGGTCGCGGCGGTGCCGAGCGGGATGTCGTTGGAATCGAGCCACGTCGCATCAGCGTCCGTCAGCAGCGGATCGTCGAGCACGTCATAGCTATACTGGAGGGAATAGGCTGCCGGGCCGCCGACCAAGACAACGCCGATGTTCACGTTGAACGGGGCGATCGAGGGATCGCAATTCCACGACTGCTTGGTGCCGGTGGTGGTGTAGGTCTCGGTGCGCTGCAGTGGCATAGCGATCCTCTTTTCAGGCCGCTATTCGCCGTCCAGCTTAATGCTCGGGAACTTGCGGCGCACCTTCTCTCGAATCTTCTGCTTCAGATCCAGGTCGGCGAACTGGCTCGCCCTGGCCAATGCATTCCTTGCGTGGCTGGCGTCGTTTATCGGGTAGGAGCGATTCGGCCCGGCGAAGTCTCCCGCCGGCAGCGCGCGCCTATCCGATAACGTCAGCCGAGCCACGGCTCAGCCTCGGGCCTTGCGCGCCGACGAGAACGGGTTCTTGTCGGAGCCGACGGCACCACCGCTCGCGCGGCGCGGCTTGTCCATGCGGGCCTTCGCCAGTCCGCCCTCGGGGCCGCAAACCTTGCCGCCCTTCTTGCGCGCCCGCGCCTCTTTGAAGACGTTCGGGTTGCCGGAGACCTTCATTACCTTCGCAGCCATCTCAATAACCTTTCCTCAGTCAAGCCTTACGGCTGCATCCACGCGGTGGTCTGGACATACTGGATCGTGACACGGGTCTGCCCGGCCGCCGTAGCGCCGACCACCGCGACAGTCGCCACCACGCTCTCGTTGGAGGTGATATTGGCCATAGCCGCCAATTGCGCTGCGGTTGGGGCAACGTTGGAGCGCGCCGTGGCCGTCTTCACGTTGACGCTGGTCACATACTGGGCGCCAAGCGCGGCCGAACCCACGGTAAGACCGGCGCTGCCCGCCGAATCCCATGCCGTAATTGGGTCCACGAAAATGTCGAGAATTTGGGAATACGGCGGCAGCCGGAAAGTGTAGCTGACGTTGGTGTCGGCACCGTTCTGGGTGAGCACAGCACTTTGCGAGAGGACCGCGTAACCCGTGTTGGGGTTATTCGATCCCTCCGCATATTGCTTTGGCCCCGAAATGATCGGGCCTGCGAACTGCGAGCCGGGTGCTGGCATCGGTAACTCCAAATCGGTCGACGAAGGTTAGCCGCCCAGCCGTAGCTGAGCGATCTAAATCACGAGGTCGGAAACTCGCCCCAGGCAGCGCGCGGGTCGTTGTAACCGAATGAATATCGCTCGTAGGCCTTGACCAGCAGGTTGTCGGTGATGTTGTCGACCCACATATCGCTCTCATACGGGATGCGGAGCATGTGGATCAGGCCCTCGATGTTCGTGGTCAGGAACCACGCGAAGTTCGAGGTGAGGAAGTCCATCACCAGATGGCCTTCCGGCAGACCGCCGGACGTCGACAGGATCGCGTTGACGTCGTTGTCCGCCGTGCCGGGCCGAAGCTCGGTCTTCATCAGCCGGATCGCGACCGGCTCCAGGGAGACCGGAACGATCAGGCGGCGCGCGCGGGCCAGGATCTTCAGGCCGCGCTCGTTGACGAACTGGCTGCGGACGTTGGCCATGTTGGCGAGCAGCGAGGCCTCGTTCAGCGACTTTGGCGTCGCCGAGGTGTTGGCCCAAGTGCCAGCGTCCCACGGGTGGTCCGTCGCGAACAGTGCCTTGCCGTCACCGATCTGGCTGGCGTTGTAGACGTTGCCCAGATTGAGGACGTTGGCGCCCTGGATCTCCTTGAACTGCGCGAACGCTTCCTGGAGCTTCAGGTTGGTCGGGTTGAACTGCGCCTTGTAGAGGTTGTCGTCGATCGCCTTGCGGGTGATCGCGTAACCGAGGGCGACCTCAATGTGCACGAAGGCCCAGGTGAAGCGCTCGCCGGCGTTGTTGTCGAACTGCGTCGCCGCGCCTTCATCCTTGAGGAACGGCAGCGCCACGAACGCCATCTGCGTCGAACGCTCGACCGCCATCGCCGACTTGTGGGTCGTGAAGACCTTGTCCCATTGGCGCGGGATCATCTCGTAGGAGCCGCGGACGTCAAACAGTCCCGGCAGCAGCTCAGAGCGGATACTTGCGAGTGAGATAGGCATTGATCAATCTTTCCTAAGCTGCGCCGCCGATAGGCACCCAAAGCACCGAAGATACTTTTCTAAACACCATTCCGGTGGAACCTACACCGAGACTAGCGTTGAGGTTCGTGCCAACACTGGTCGCGAGGTTGCCGATTGCCTCTCCAACATTGGGAAACACTCTGGCGGGCACCGAAGAACCATCCCACAAGGTGTACACCTCAACAGCGTCGCCGATTTCCGCGTCATCTGGGAGCAACACGTCGTTGTGCCCTGCGGATGTCGAAACCAACGCCACTGTCAATTGAGAAACCCGCGGGATTGGGGTGGCGGCATTACCAGTTCCCGCCGACCCTGACGGTGAGACCTCAACAATCGCCGTCCCACCGCGATTATAGATCACGGATGGAGTTCCGAGAGGGTCAACGGTCGTGGTCATGCGTTACACCACCGCCGTCTGGGTCTTGTACTGCTGGTTGTTGAACGCGACGACGGCCCAGGCGAACGCCGAGCCAACGTCGGCGCCGTTTGACCCGGCGGCAAGATACTTGCTGCCCAAGTCAACGACCCTGAACGGGAGGGTAATGGTGGCACCGAGAGTGGACTGATCGAGCGTTGCCGCCGATCCACCGGTCGCGGTGTTGCCGGTGCCGATGACAAACCCGACGTTTTCGCCGATATTGGCTGTCACCAGCGAGGTGTTGAGCGCGGCGGCCAGGAATAGGGCCCCGGGCGAATTGATGTAATAGGCGGTTGCCGGGCTGCCAGCCGCGCCGGGCCACATCGGCGACCACTGCGGCGTGCCACCCACTGGGGTGTACATGCAGCCGTCAAAGACGCCGAGGAGGGTCGAGGTGTTGTTGGCACCCTGCACCACCGCACCAGTAGCTGGGTCGATGCTGATCGGGTCGCCTCGGAATATCTTCGTCGAGTTCGACGACAAGATAATGCCGCCATGACTC